ATATGTTGTGTGAGTAGTCGGGTGATGGATAAGCACTTCGCTTGCTCCCCTGCCTTTCCTAAGTCTCAGTAGGTGTTGTATGGCTTTCAGATCCGCTTTGCTAAGATCATCAGGCTACCCGACTCATAATTCATTTAATGCGTGTTCGAGAGAATAGACAACTCTGGAAATAATACCAGCATCAAGATGTTCTCTTGCTATACCAGATCCAGATGGTGTTGATGGGTTCTTTTTCAAAAACTGTCTGAGCCTGTGGGCATCTTCAGCTTTGATGTTGAGAAAGATGTTCATGTATCGTTTGAGGTAGCGAAGCATGGGCAATCTCTTACATTTAGATATTAACTCTTAATTTAAAGGATCATCAAATTCTGGAATATTTGCTGTATAGATAATATCCTCACAATTTTTGATCTCTAAATTAATCAAAGCAATTTTTTCTATTGCTGTAATGACCTCTTGTTTAGTTCTAGGTTCACAAAGATAATCTATGAATCTTTCTTCTTCTTGCTCTAAAAAAGCTTTTTTGAATTGAAATTCAAGAGTCATAATCTTTTACCTTGAACATAGACAGGTTCAAACCACCTCATTCTTCTTTGTTCCCTCTTAGGGCCTTGAAGAACTGTGTGCCAGTGTCCTCTTCGCCAGTGAGATCGCTTTGGAACACCAGCTTGCTTTGGTAGCAGATCATCTATCTTTGGATATATTTTAACTATTCTCTTTGAAAACTCTTTACCTACCCAAGTTATTGGTCTTGGTTTGAATACTTCTGGTTTAGAAAAACCTCTTTGTACAGGAATAGTTATTGATGGCGGCATATATTCAACTTCAATATCTGGCTGCTGATTCATCAACAAAATCATATTGACTATGATATTGAATTGATTTTCTACTAATTCTTTAGTTTTTTCTGATCCTCTAGTCTTTTTAAAGTTTGCTAAATCATTCCAAGCGAATTTTACTGAATGACCAGTAAATCCACCGTAATTTTTGTTGTTTGAAATATGTAGGTAAACAAAACCTTTTTCATAAACACAGTCCACAAAAACGTATTGAACATTGTTCAAAGATGTAGATTGAAAAACAAAAAAACTGTTGTTAACTATCTTTGGCTCTTCATCAAACTTAAGATTTTTGACAGGTGTATTAATAAATGCAGTCGCTAATTCATCAGTCAAATAATATGCTGGTGAACTAAATATCTTGAATCTTTTTTCCTGTGAACTATCTTTACATTTTTCTATGTAATTACTAGCTACTTTATGCCAAGAATAATATCCGATAGGAGAAACATATTTAAAATAAAAAGCTTTCTCTGCGGTTGATAAATCTTGAATATATTTATAGTTTTTCTGTACATCTTCTGGCTTAAATGTTGAATTTATTGCTCTAATTTCTTCCCTGTTACCATCTTTATCAACAAGACCACCTACCCACTCTTTTGAATTTGGATTTTCAATAGTGCCAACAACTTTTGCTGTATTATTTGCATCTACAATCTGCACTTCATTTGCAGAAGTATTAAATATCAAAGTACCTTTTTCTAGCTTTTCTCTGACTTCTGGTGGAAGAATCATTGAATATCTTTCTAGTAATGATTTTAAATGACCAGATTCAAGCATAGATTTTTCTTGTTTTTTTAAATTATCTAATATTTCTTTTGGCAAACATTTTCCATATCTTTCTAGATATGTGTCTGGTTTTTTATGTATTTGATTTTTTAATTGTGTTCCATATTTTTTTTCTATTTCGTATAATTCATTGATATGATCCATTTTTATATAATCATTTTTTTTAAGAATCAACTTATGTATCTCATCGAAAGCTGTTTCTACTGATTCTTTGTCTTTTGCTTTTTTTATTTGATAGAGTAACTTTTTAACTTGTTTATTTATATCTAATTTTTGATTTTTAGAATATATATCAGCATCAGCTTTTCTAGCCTTACCACCTTGAATGTAACTATTAACTCTAGCCATAGCCCATTGAGTCATAGATACATTTCTAGAGCCGCTTGATAAATATGCACTTTGACCTCTTCGATATACAGCAGCCAACTGTGTGTAAGTAAATTTAGTCTCCTCTGCTTTTTTTAGTAAGGTTTTTTTTACAGCATCACTTAATGGTTTTTTTAATGTTTTTTTATTAAGATTTTTTAGTTCTTGATTGTATTCGGCATCAGACTTTCTTCTGCCTTTCTGGAATTTTGCTGGTTTTGGCATTTTTTTGGGGTGATAGGTGAATAAAGACCCCACCAGTTGAGGTGGGGCTGATAGTTGTTAGAAGTTGTAATCGTAAAATGCTCTCCAGCCTCTGCCTAGTGTTGTTGGATTAGAGCAATGGTCTCCACAGTAACACCATCTACCATTATCTCTAAGACCAAATTTCATGATTCCACCTTCTGTGTTTCTGGTGATGTCATACTTTAATGATCTTTGATTTGTACAATGACCAGCAAAACCTCCAGCGATAATATTAGGTTTTACTTCTTTATTTAGTTTGTAGCTATCGTTTTGAACCCATACAAATTTTTTGGTTCTTTTGATAACTGTACAAGGGTGAATGTCTGAGTAGTAAAGGACATGAGCTTTGTCACCGATTTGGGGATCAAATCCAAGAGTTACATTTCCGTTTGTCATTTGAATAATTTGCGAAGTTTGAATAATCAGCCGATCTCTCGACCTCATATTTAAATAATACATGAATAATATATATATGTCCACCCTTGCCCTGTAAGTTTATCTAAATGTTATGGATCTGTAACAATATCTTATAGGACTTGACAGTGCAACATAGTGCATATAATATTAAGTCATGGCTGAGATAGCCATTCTTTCGCAAGGTATTTTAAATGCAAAATCTATTTCTCGCAATTGCTGGCATGGGTTTACTATTCACCACATTGTCAGGAACACTTTATGACATGACTTATCAAGATTGTCATGTAAATAATATAGAAATGGCGTGCAGGGAGCTTCAGAAATGACTTTTGAAATCAAACGTATGCTGCAAAGGCTTGCTGATCTTGAAAAGAATCAAACATCTTTAATTAAGTTTAATGATGGACTTCTTAAAGAATTAAAAACTACTCAACAAGCACTTATAGAGCTTGAAGAAATTGTCAAAAAAAATACTGGTAAAGACCACCCCTGATCTCTACCAGTATCCACCCGTTGTCCTAACACCAAAGGACACCATTACTATAACAAAATGGAATCTTTAAACAACACCACACCTCACATAACGTCAGTTGATATTGACGAACAAGTGTATAGATCAGATCCAGCTATTGCTGCTTCTGACTTGAAATATGCCATAGATCATGGCCTTGAGGCTTTTAACATCTATAAGTATGGCAAAAACAATCCACCTAGAATTGCAACCCCAGCAATGAAGTTTGGATCTATGTGTCATAAATTCGTACTTGAGCCTAAACTTTTTCCTGTTTCTTATTCTTTATTAGACGATAAAAGAACAAAAGCTGGTAAAGCAACAGCATTAGCTATGCAAGAAAAAGGCATTGAAACTTTTACAACTCCAGAAATGGATACTCTTACTGGTATCTATAAGGCTCTTTGTAATAACGAATTTGCTAACAACTACATCATTCAAGATACCTTGAAAGACAGTAGAGGTTTAGCAGAACAATCCTACTGGTGGAAGCATAGAGAAACAGGCTTGCAATGCAAATGCCGTTGTGACTATGTGATTGATGATATGGTCATTGATCTTAAAACCACAGGTGAAGGTGGGGCTTCGCCAGAGGCATTTACTAAAACTATTGTTAATTTTAAGTATTTTCTTCAAAGTAGTCATTACCTTCAAGGCACAGGTCAAAAGCGATTTATTTTTGTTGCTGTTGAAAAGGTATTTCCATACAGCGTGGGAATATATGAACTGTCACCTCATTTTATTGAGCGTGGATATGAGCTTCAAGAACAAGCTTTGTCTGACATCAAAAACGCCCAAGAGTCAGGCATCTGGGCTGGATACAGCGATCAAGCTCCAGAGGGCATCAAAACACTTACACCCCCTAAATGGTTATGACATTTACACAAGAACAAACAGAACTTCTCAAGCAGCCTATAGATGTTGAGAACGTATCAGAAAGAAAAACTGGCTGGGATCAAAAAGTTCCCTTTGTTGAAAGTTGGAAAGCTATTGATGAAGCTAACCGAATTTTTGGATTTGATGGCTGGTCATCTGAAACAATACAGCTTGACTGTGTTCAGAGTGATGATCTCTGTGTAACTTATATTGCCAAAGTCAGAGTGACAGTTGGTGATGTTATTAGAGAGGGAGTTGGTGCTGGACATGGCAAAGGTGAAAAAGTTAATTTAGGTGACAAACATGAATCAGCAGTAAAGGAAGCTGAATCTGACGCTAGAAAAAGAGCCTTCATGCAATTTGGTAATCAGTTTGGACTATCGCTTTATGATTCAAAAAAAGCATGGAAAAATGCAAAAAAAGACAGATCAGCCAAGCCAGTTCAAAATCTTTCTGTCGCTGCTAAAGATGCAATCTTAAAAGCTGATACTACAAAAAAACTTGACAAATGTGCCGAGTTTTTAGAGGTACGTTATGCTGACAGACAAATACCACAAGAGGATTATTTAGACCTTTGTAAACTTATCAAAACTAGAAAGGAGGTAATTACAACATGACAGTAGCTGGCAGCCAGTATTTCTCTACCGATCAACTCGCCAAGAGATATGGTATGCACCCAGACTCCATAAGAAGATGGCGGTACAAAGGCATAGGCCCTGAGTACTATGAACTTCCTATCTTAGCTGTATCTTATGGCAATCCTAGAGTCAGATATGACCTACATAAAGTCCTTGCTTGGGAAGAAGCAAACGGCATTACACCTATTGAACCCTTTTAATTACTATGGCTTACGAACCTTTTGAACCAGCTTTACCAATTCCTGTAAATTTTTCGGTACAGGATAACAAGTATGAAGGTAAAGAAAAATACCCTAAAAAACTACGTTTATTTATTCCCTTGGAATCTGCTCCAGATTTTGTTACTCATGTTATGAACATGGTAGAACAAAAAAAATACCATAAAACTGGAAAAGTATATGATATGAAAACAGGTGAACGAGAAGAAGTAGAAGGTATTTACATCTATGGCAACGGAAAGGTCGGTAGTTTCGACTCAGACGAATATGGTGCTTATGGCACTATAAACCCTAAAAAAGTAAAATTAGAAGCATCTGAAGCCACTGTAGATGTCCCAGCTAATCAAGCAGAACTATCTGCCTCTGAATATGAACCTCCTTTTTGATTATGTACTTAGTAACTTTTCCAAACAATCCTTATATAGGTCAGATTTTTTATCATGCACAATCTAAGAGAACCTATGAGTTTTGTGAAACAACAAGAACAGATGAGCTTACTGGCATGGTGCATGAATCTGCAACTTGGTTTGATATTACCGAAAAGGATTTAGTTCCTTAATCTAGAGGCATGACAACCTTTCTGAGTAAGGTGACAAGCTGCTCCTTTGAAAGAATTTACTATTGATGACTCTAAATAGATTTGGGATCGACTCCAAACTTTCAATCAAAGATGTTATGAGTTCCCTTCGAGGATATAAAGAGAGTCAACCCTGATACAGGTTTCCGTCTTTATATAAGCAAGTCAGTCTGTAAGACCTCTACTTCTTATTAAATATAACAAACTTTAAGCGATCCCAAAAGGTCGCTTTTTTCTTGCGTACTTTGCTTTCTAATCTCATGACATAAGTTTGTTGAGCAGCAATAAAATCAAGTGAAGTGCTTACAAAATGAGCTTGCTTTGCGTTTGTCTGTAATAGCTTTATGGCATAAGGCTTGAGTAGTTCAATATCTTCCATGTTCTGTATGAACTGTATAGACTTTTGTACTTCAAACTCACCCTCAAGACTGTAGCTGCTGGTTAGTGCGTCAATTATATTTTTCATTTATGGAAAAAGTTGTTTTTCTAAAACGTCAACTGCACGATCATCAAGAGTATTTGTTGTCTGTTTACAAATTGCTCTAAGCAAATCAATAACTAACCTTTTACACGCAGTCGTGGTCAGAAAGGTTAATAAAATAGGTTTTAGAATCTTATACATGACATAACTATGTTTTACTTTCCAAACATAGCGAAAATGCTAGTATTAGACAAGATGCTTCGCTTTTATGGCAGAACAACAGAAAAAAGAACCTGTTTTAACAAAAGAACCTGTTGAAGATGAAAAGCCTGATTATCAAGAAAAAATTACTTTTTTAATTTCTACTATTGCTCAAGCATTTATTCTTGCTTGGTGTCTATTAGTGCTTTCTCTAGGATATATAAAACTACCTAACAGATTATTTGGTTTAGATATACCAGATCAACCTAGAGTGGAT